CCGTCTCGACCGCCGTGCTGAAAAAGCCGTTTGCAACGACGGGCCTTGCGACCGGCTGGGTGGCGGAAACCGCGGCACGGCCGCAGACCAATGCGCCGCAGCTTGCCGAACTGTCGTTTCCGACCATGGAGCTTTACGCCATGCCGGCGGCAACCCAGGCGCTGCTCGACGATGCGGCGGTCGATATCGAGGCATGGATCGCCGGCGAGGTGGATATCGTCTTTGCCGAACAGGAGGGCGATGCCTTCATCCGTGGCGACGGCATCAACAAGCCAAAGGGATTTTTGTCCTACACGGCCGTGGCCGATAGCGCCTGGGCCTGGGGCAGTCTCGGTTATATCGCGACGGGGGCGGCAGGCGGCTGGAAGTCCACCGGTCCGTCCGACACGCTGGTCGATGTGATCTATTCGCTGAAGGCGGGGCACCGGCAGAACGGCACCTTCATGTTGAACCGCAAGGTGCAGGCCGATATCCGCAAGTTCAAGGATGCCGACGGCAATTATATGTGGCGCCCGCCGGCATCGGCCGGACAGCCGGCGACCCTGATGGGCTTTCCGGTGGCGGAAGCCGAGGAAATGCCGGATGTGGCGGCGGGTTCGCTCTCGATCGCGTTCGGGGATTTCCGCTCTGGTTATCTCGTCGTCGACAGGGCAGGCGTTCGCATCCTGCGCGATCCCTATTCGGCCAAGCCCTATGTGCTGTTCTACACGACCAAGCGCGTCGGCGGCGGCGTGCAGAATTTCGAGGCGATCAAGCTGGTGAAGTTTGCGGTGAGCTGAAGGCTCTCTGTTCGGATCAAGATCTGCCCCTCACCCTAACCCTCTCCCCGCAGGCGGGGAGAGGGGACGTG